TCTTTAACTTTAATAATACGATTTCTTGCGTATGTTGGTTCTTCAGTTTCGTCAGGTAAGTCTGTTAGTTTAAAGTTCTCATATACGTTTGCACGAATCGTTCCATTTACATCCAATTCAATATTATTATGAGGATTGAGAGTGTTAATACCAACATTCTGACTGTCTTGATTGACTATCAATGAAGGACTTGTATCATCTCCAACTTGGAATAGTGGGTCAATAGTTCCAGTTCCTTTAACTAATAATTTAATTGCCTCAATACCATCTTCAACATCTGTAGAAGTTACTTTTTTTGTAAAGTTTACGGGGCCATTAAATTCAGATGGTAAATTTTGATTTGGGCCACCTCCAACACGTAATGTATTTCGAATGAATACATCATCAAATATAGCAAAGTTTGTATCACCAGCATCTCCTAAGAATAATTCTTTTGGTTCTTCTTTTTGACCACTGAAGAAATCACCACGATCATTCATACCAGAGAAGAACGTAACTCCACCTTTTTCCTCTCTTGAAATTGCAAGAAGTTCTTTATCTGGTTCAATTTGTTTTTGAATTTTTTGAGGAAGTGAAGTTGAATAATTACCTGGCCCATATCCAATATATTCAAAAGTATGTCCAGAAGCACGAATACTAGAGAATCTATGTAACTCAGATGGGATTACATTTATTTTTCGAACTAACTCACCCTTACTATGAGCAACAGATTGGGTTCCTAATACGCCTCTATATCCATCAAATCTTATATCATCAGAGTTCTTACTCTTGATTCTTACAATTTCATTTCCGATTTGCACAAAGTCTCCAACATTAAATCCTATTGTACTTTCCAATCTTATAGTAGTAACTCCATATAAGTCTCCCGTTGAAACTGTGCTAGGAACATCAATTCCATTAGTGTTAGTAATTTTTGATGAAATACCAGTTAACAATGGTGATAAAGTACCTGCTATTTTCTCTGATGCTAATGAAGTATCTTGACCAAATGAATTCAAACTATACTTGTAAATTTCACCAGATTCATCTGTTGAAATACCAATTGGTGCTTTCATTGTAAATGTAGTAACTCCAACTATCTCTCTTACAATGAAGTCAGATCCGTTATATACTGAAGCATTATTTCCTGTCAAACCTGCAATCTTAATTTTATTTCCAACTGCTAAATTATGATTTGAATTCGTTGTAACAGTGACAATACCAGTTAAAGTCGTTCCAGCAACACCAACCATAGTGCCAAATCCAACTGCTTCATCAAGTAAAGTAAATATACCACTTGTTGCACTAACAGGCCCTGTGTAGATACCTGCAGATGTTCCTGTTGTTTGACCTTTTGCTACGTGTGTATAAGTAACTGTTTTTGTGCTTGGAACACCTGTGATCTTATACAATCCATTAAATCCACCATTTGTTCTATCATCCACTGAACCAACACCTATCACCTGCATTGCATTACCAACGCAATTGTTAATTGATGCTACTGTTGCAACGCCACCTGTTCCTCCACCTATAGCTAAAGTTGTTCCGACACCATATGCAGATCCACCATTTACAATTTGAATTGCGGTAACTTTACCACTTCCATTCACAGTTATATTCGCAGTTGCACCTTGTCCAGAAGAACCACCATCTTCATCAGTTAAAGAAACATTATACTTTGTTCCTGCACTTCCATAGCCAGTTCCTGTAGGACTGGTGATGCTAAGATTTGTAATCGCATTTAAATCATGTTCCACATTAGTTGTCAAAGTTGTGGTACCTGAGTTATTACTAGTAGCACCAGTGACTGCAAATCCAACACGATTGTCTCTTACATAGTTAATTGTTGCTTCTTTTGTAATACTATTCAATGGGTTATTAAGAATTACTTTACCTAAATTTTCATTTGAGGCAGCAGTGACACATTGAACTGGATCATTATTTGGATTATCTTTATCAACAGTTGGATATAAATTAAGGAAACTTTGTTTATATCTTAGATCAGAAAATTCAGAAACAGTTGGTGATACATTACCAATCAAACAAGTCAGATAGTAAATACCATCTTGTTCATTAGAAATATAATCTTGAATTGTTTCAACTTCCTGTACTGTATAAGTTGTATCATATTCACTTCTCTCAAATACTGGTAAATCTGAAAGTTCTCCACCAAAAGCATCAGATATTTGGGTATCTGTAAATGTTCCTGCGAGAGTAGAATTTGCAAAAGTAAAGGTTGTTGCTGTTGGAGTTCCAGTGACTGTAAACTTTCCGTTGAATCCAGAGTTACCAACTCCAGTTGTGTTTGCTGAACTTTTTACATTTTTAATATTAACAACATCATTTACACTTAACTTATGAGGTAGTGATGATGTTACAGTGACTACACTAGTGGAACTTGTAACACCTGCAATAACTTTTGGATTTCGATTAGAAATTACATTTGTAAATGTAGCATCGACCCCAACACTTTTAGATTCTTGTAAAACGTAATTTTTTTCTGGTTTTTTTGCAGTGTTTGCACCACTAAAATCTTTCGGAATTACATAACGTAATCTATAGATACGATCATTTAACGCACGAGTTTCTGATTTTCTTAATACATAAGTTGAGGAATTATTTTCTGAAATTTTAGTTGCATTATCTCCAGTATTAAATCCAGTAAAAATTGTATTGGTTGCACCAGCAGATCCAAGAATGTACCAATTTTTTTGACTCTCATCGTATTGAATTGGATGTCCAATTTCACCTGGTATTTTATCATTAACTATACTTTGAACAGTAAGAACACCACCTTTTGTATTAATACTTTCTACAATTTCTTTTCCAGAGAGAGCATCATTGACTGTGTTTGCTAATTTTATTCTATCAGCAGCCAATCCTGTTGTAATTACAAAATATTTTCTTCCTAGTTCAATTCCATCAGGAGTTCTACCATCATCAGCAAAAACTCGAACTGACTCACCATTAAGGAAGTTATGATTCGTAGTCAAAGAAATTACATTTGAAGTTATACTATTTGCAACTCCAACTCTACCTACAGTAAATTTTTTCTCAGATACTGGGCCATCACCATTACCCTCACCAACGTCCATCAATATTGGAGATGAAAATGTCGTAAGAGTCCCATCAATATTTACATTTAGATATAATTTATCATCTTTTCTTGCACCAATTCTATAACCATTAATGATGCTGGTAGGTGGATTAGTTACATCGTTCTCTGCAGCAATATAAAGATGACTTGAAATACCAACATTTTTTGTTTTAATTGGGTCTAAAACTCTCCAGACAATATTTGTTTCCTCTTTCTGTAAATCTTTTGGTGGAACAATGTGTGTAACGTAGCCTGTGTCATCACGATTAAAAGCATTTGGTTTGAATCCTTTTGACACCAAAGCTTTGTTACCAAAGTTAGAGTTTGAGTTTGTGATTGATTGTTCTCCACCAGATTCTGCTAGGAAATGATTTGAAAAACCAATCGCAAAAACAGAAACTGCCTGAATGAAAGCATCATTTGATACTTTAACATGGAAGTTATCGTATCTTTTTCTATACTGTGAGTTTGGATTTAAGTATAAGGGGGTTTTAGATAAACCTGATGCACGGGCATTGACACTATTTAAATAATCACCAGTATCTTTACTATAAATCACAAATGCATTATCATCTTTTTGAAGACCGATGCCAGTGAACTGAGCAACAACCATGGATTTAAATCCAGTTGATTTTGATCCATCAGCATGCAAACCACACATACCAAAAACAGATCTGAGTGAGCAGTTGAAGATATAAGGAGAAGCACCAGTGACTGTATCTGCTTCAATTATAACTCTTGCACCATCAAGATCTGTATCACTTACACTATCATCAATAGCATCTGAGTTTAATTGATATGAAAACTGTCTATCACTTCCAACACCACTGACTCGATATGTTCCGTTATAAAGATCAGTAGACCCAACACCAGTAATTAAAATTTGATCATCAACAGTTAGACCATGTGCATTTTCTGTTAAAGCAGTTGCATTTAACCCACTAGAGGTTAACTCTTTAATTGCATTATCGTCTGAGGAAAGATCACCAACAATTTTAGTTTCTGGTGTGTTTGGTTCGAAGTCTTTATTAGTTGGGAAAGGTGGGATTATTCTACTTCCAGTATCAGTTCCATAAGCGTTCATTAATTTAAAATAATATTGCTGCAAATCAGTTGTACTAAATCCAGGCACAATATTTTGTCCATCAGCATACTCAAAACATGTTAATTTATGGTGTGATATATTTGGGTTTCTCTTTTGTGTAAAATCTGTATTGTAATATACTGATCTATTTGCATCAAATAAACTAAATTGCCAGAAATAGCAACCACCAGTGACACGAAATAGTGCTGATCTTGGAGTTACGCTGTCTAAAACATCTGGATTTGGAACATATAATGGTCTTATTTTTGTTTTTCTTAAGTCTAATCCAATAATTGAGGTTCCTTTTGGAACAATTGCACCACCATAAACTGAATTAAACTTATGTAAAACATTATCTACATTATTTAAGTCAAATATTGAACTATTATTAAGTTCTATATTAGCTGTTACTGCATTTATCTCTTGCCCGTTTGCTTGAACATATTTTAAACCTTCAGTGGGTTTATCTTTGATACCTAATCCTGGTCTATTATCAATGGTATGCTCACCTGGATATACTAAAACTGTGGTTCTATCAAATCTATCGTTATTAAATCCTGATTGATATGTAAATCTAGCTGCCTCTATCAATGCTCTTTGTATTGTAACAAAAGGTCTTGTCAAAGAGTTTCCTTTATTATCAAAACTATCTGTAGCATCTAAGTCAGATGGGTTTACATACAATATATTACCATCAGTATTAACTAAAAAATTTTCTAACCTTGAAAGGGGCATCGTATTAGCACACTAAATTTTTTCTTCTGTCTTATTTATCAGAAAAGGTTTGGGACTGATTTTTGGCCCGAATTTTTTTTCCACCTTTTTTGAAATTAAAAGTCAATTTTGGTTTTGGGGTGACTCATCTTCATCCTCCAAAGAATCAAGAACCTCTTTTAATTTTTCATAGTAAAGTGGTTCACCACGTAACTCAGCGAGTTTAGCAATTGCAACTGACTCAACACAAGTCCAGTATGTTTCTCCACTTACAACATGTTCATCAGTAAAATATGCTGCAATATCCTCTTGAAGGTATTGTAGTTCTCTTAGTGTCTCTCTCTGAATTTCCATAATTTAATTACTGAGTATGCTTTATTTATTAACTTGTTCTTCTGTCATAATGATATCCAGCAATTGAATACTGGTCATTTTTGCCTGGATAATCTTCGGGTGAGTTTCCTTTATACTCTGGAATCAAACGTTCACCATCCTTCCTCTCACCATAAATTATGTAACTACAGTGAGTTGAAAGATTACTGTGGTTCTTAACTATAATTCTATTCTTTGCAACTGTATAATATAAGTATTGATATGTTCCAATCGGAGTTAAATGCACTGTAATTGTTTTAGTATCAACTAAATCTTTCCAGTAATCAGGGAGTTCAATAAATTCACTGTCTTTTAAAACACCTCTATGGTAGACACCACCCTCTGGGCCTTCCAAACAAACATATCTTAATCTATAGTTTTCTTTGGTTGGGTGTTTAATATCAAATCCTTTCCAACCTTGAACATTTATAGTTCCTTGAACGGATGCATATGTTGTACCACTAACTCTAAGATCCTTTGTGACCCTAACATTTGCTGCCACCGTCATGTCATCAAAGAACTTACTAGTTCCTAAAACATAAAGAGAGTCAGAGAAAGGGAGTTTAGATCCTGAATCTACTGTACCTATTGTGACTGCTGCCCTTCCACTAATTTTAGAACAATCACCAAATATTGATATACCAGAACAAGTTAATACACCAGTTTTTTTGTAAGGAATTTGTTTGGAGATGGTCATTTTAGAGTAATCTCTTGCTCCAACATGAAGACCAATTGTTTCGATAGAGAGATTTTTTATTGTCATTATGAATCGTTAGCGTTATAAGATTCTATTTTAGCATCATGGAATGGAGTTATTTCCTGATAAAAATCTGGTGCTGAATCTTCATCAAGTCCAGAGCTCGTATGTATGTGTTCTGATTCACAGTGAATACCAACAGCACCACCACCATTTATGAATATTTCCTTTGTTGCATCAGCAGTAAAGTCGGCACCTGCAATCATTTCTGTATCAGCACCTGAGTTAGTTTTAATATTTTTTCCTGCATTCAAATATATATTTTCTTTTGCAACAAGAGATATATTTCTACCATTTATTTCTATGTCACTTGATTTTGCTTCAATGTGGATTCTTCCATTTTTACATTCTAATTTAATTGCAATTGCACCCTCACCAGTAACTTCTCCGTTGTTAACATCTGCATCATGACCAGAGTATATTTCAAAAGATTTGTTTGATGCTAATTTTCCTACACCTCCTTTGTAAAAATGTAGTATTTGTTCTTCCTCTGTAGTTAAAGCAAATTCAGCAGGTTGGTGCTTGGCAGTTGGGCCTCCACCAGTAATTTCAAAAGTCGGATACTTTCTACGATAATATTTTTCAAAGTCGTCTACTACTTTTTTTATCTCTTCTTCAGTCATTAGTATCCATATCCTCCACTACCAGATGAACCTGTATCGTTTCCAGTTGATGTGTCTGTACTTGGTGTTGTGTCTGTTGTACTTGTATCCATTGTTGTGGTTGGAGTCGTTTGTTCTGTTACAATCGTTGTTGGTGGTGTATCAACCACTGTTTCTGTAGTTGTTTCCACTACTGCAGTAGTTATTCCAACATTATATGTTTGAGAAACAGGTCTGGATTGCCCAAAACTTTCTTCTATTGTAGCATAAATTATTGAATCTGACCCACTATGTGTTGCTCCTGTCATCTTCAATCCATTTGACATCACATGATAAGGCCCAGAGTAAGCAACACCATTTACATATCCAACAACTTCCTTATTGTCACCAATACAATCAATAACTTTTTCAATTCCAATAAGTGGTCTTGCTCTTCTTTCATCAGCACCAGTATCAGTAGCAAACAATCCTTTGGTTGACATTATTGGAATTATGTTTGCACCAACACCAGTCTTTGTGTTAACAACAATAGTTGGAGCAGTTGAAAATTCAGTATTAATATTAGGTGGAAAGTCAATCTGTGCTATTGATCCACTTGGAGTTGTTACAATTGGAACATTCGTACCATCATCAATACCTTCAAAAGTTATTGTGTCCTCTGGATCATAGTTTATACCTGGTTTTGTAATATAAACATCACTTACAATTCCAACTATATTAGTTCCTATACCTACTGATGGATTCTCATTCAAACAATAACCAAATCCAGTTGACATAAGCACAGCTTGAACTATGACACCATCTTTTACAATTGCTCTGACTTCTGCACCAGATCCATTTCCAGTATTATCAATGATAGTTATATTTGTATCGACTTCATCGTATCCACTACCACCATTTATAACTTCGACAGAAAATATTCTACGATCATTACCGATGATAGCAAGAAGTTCCGCACCTGTTCCAGATCCTATTACTTGAACTTCAGGTGGGATACAGATAGGATAGATAAATCCTGGTTTAGTTGGAACTATATCCTCCTGAGAGGTGGGATTATCATTTTTACGATTACACACATCAAATTGATCATTTCCAGCACCAAATAAAGATATCTGATCAATTGCTCTCTCGATTGAACCCATGCTTGATCCTGCTGAAACTGGTGAATCATTACCAAAAAATCCACTTATTCCAGAATCTATTCGAGTTCCAATACCAGCAAGTGAATTTTTTATTCCTCCCAGTTTACCAACACTATCCATCAACTTACCATAATTATCTGGTGCTTTTAATGATGATCCAACATTTGATGCCCATGCTGTTGGTTGTGCACATTTCTCTGCATTACATCCAATAAAATCAAGTATTTTTCTTGCTAATCCACTTACACTTCTTAAAACATTAGTGACTGAACTCAATCCACCAACCAACCAGTTGAGTCCACTCATAACTGTTCCTAAAGCACCCTCTAAAAAGTCAAATACTTTTGCAAATATTCCTGCAGTAAATTGTTCGATAGCACATAACGCACCGTTTACAACTTTTCCAAGAAGATTTTGAAACATATTACTAATAAAGTCACTAATCTTTGGAAAGAGATTTTCAAATATACAATATATCAATCCCATTGCACCATCAAATCCTTTCTTTAATTTTTTAGCCTCAAAGAATGAATCAACTCCCTTTGCACTTGCCCTCAATGGGCCCAAAAGTTTTTTAAATTTTTTATTTAAATTCTTGAGAAGATTTGTCTTAACTGAATTTATGGTTCCTTTCATAATTCCAGATACCTGGCCAGTGACATATGCTAACTCTGCTTGCATATTGACAACTGAATTTGTCAGTGGGTCAATCCAACTATTACCAATGTTTTCTACACCTTGAAGTATTTGAATGAAATCTTGAATTGCTTGTGTGGTTTTTCCTATGACAGAATCGTTACATGGTGTCCAAGGTATATTTTTTTTAGTATTGTTCCCCTCTGCTCTATCTTGACTCGCAGAAGATCCAAGTTTTCCACCTTTACCAGGAACTACTTTTATTTCTTCACCATCCTGTGTAACTGATCCACCATCAGGCCCACGAGCAGATGATCTCAGGTGTGCCTTGAATGGTTTGAAACAACTACTCTTTACATTATCAATT